TTTTGGTTTGGTTTCTTTAAAATAATTATATGGCACTCCTTTGTGCCAGTTTTCTGTTATGGTAAAAGACTTTTCTTTATCTGCTGTTTGCTCGTATCTATCTGCTCTTCTTGCTCCTGCTTGTTGCCATTTATCATTGCCTCTTTCCATATATTCTATTGATTTCTTACCATGATAAAATTCGTTGTTCACATCATCTTCTAATATATCTCGCAAGACAATACCTCTTTCTTCTGGTTGTTTTATATTTGGAATATTTGTCCAATAGTATCTTTGTCTTGATTGTGCTGATACCAAAGAACTATTTATTAATATAGGTTGTATGCCAAAAGTAATCTCTGGATAACACTCTGATACTTGCTGTGAAATAATATCTAGAAACTCTTTCTTCATTCTGACATTCTCTAATAAAAAATACTTAGGCTTGATTGCTTTGAGCATACGAATAAACTCAAAAAACAATGCAGACCTTGGGTCATCAAATGCTAATTGTTTGCCTGCAAATGAAAAACCTTGGCACGGACTACCACCCATAATTAAATCTACGTCTGCGAAATCTTTAGGATCTAGTTTTGTAATGTCACCAACTTGTATTGTTTCGGGAAAATTTTTTTGTGTTATCTCGATAGCATACTTATCTATTTCACTTGCATAGTAAGTGTCAACCTCTATACCTAATTGATCTAGGGCTATCTGCCCACAACTCATACCATCAAATAAACTTAATACCTTAATCGCCATTCCTTTGTTTAAACCATAATCTTGTAGCGTATCTTCTTATTATAGCAATGATAGTTATGACTATCGTTTGCACTATTGTTATAACAAAAGCGTCTGTGGTAAAAAGTAAACAGATACTTAGAGTTATGTAAACCATAGGAAAGTTTATTGCTAGTCCCAACATTGTGTCTGCTACAGATTCCTTAAAGGCTTTTTTGTCTATCTTCATTTATCTTCCCAAGGTCTTTTGGCCTTATTCTCTGCCAAGAAATACCATGTGTTCTTACCTGGCTGTTGGTAAACTTTTACAACATGCCCTAAATATTTTGTGACATAACTTACTGCATATCTACCCGCTCTCTCACCACTAGCTTGATCTGCTTCTTTCAATGCTTGTCTTGCTAATATCTCTAAGTCTTGTCTTGTGTAGAACTTATGTTTGTCCATAGCCTTTGCTACCACCTTTGCTATAGCTACTTCGTCTGGACCTTCTTTTGGTTGCACCATCTTGAAACAACCTTCTTGGTAATCAAAGTATGCGTTATGTTGTTCTGGCTCTTTAGCATTTCGAGCTTCATAAAATAATGTAATGTTTGGTTTTGTGCCTAAAAGTTTTATACCAGAGTCCATCCAACCTGCGAAGGCAGAGCCACCTCTTGCAGACATAAAAGTTAAATCGTCTGCTCTTTCTTTCCCAGTGTGGTGTGCAATGATACAAGCAACTTTGAACATTTCTATAAGTTTATCAACACGAGATAACATCTCATGCACTTCTTGGTTTGAGTTTTCTTCCCCACTAAAAAAATTAATTATTGGGTCAATCATAAGCAAGTCTGGTTTGTGATAGTCAATACTCTGTGCTATGTCATCCATGTCTGCATCTCTCATGATATTTTTTCTCAGTCTGCCTGATGCTATCAAGTTTGATTTACCAAGTTGTAAAAGTTCTTCATCGTGTTCAAAAGGTTGGTAATACATATCTACTCTGTTCTTTAGAAACTCATGTATGATTTCTGCTTGTAGCCACATCACTTTCAAGGGACGAGAAAACTGTTTGCCCATAAACTCTGTGCCTGTTGTGGCAGCAGCAGCGAAAGCCCCAAGCCAATGTGACTTTCCTATTTTAGGTTTACCAACCAACAACACCCTAGACTCTTGGAAGATGAAACAATCACCCCAATACTGTTCTATTCTACCTGCGTCCATACCTTCCCAAAAATCATTGTTGAAAGGTTTTAAACCTAGTGGGTCTTTTTGTGTTTCTGTTTTCTTTTGTTGTTCAATGGGGTCTTCTTGATCCATTATTTCTTTTAGTTCGTCTGCTAGTTTTATCTGCCACTCACTTGTTTTCCATTTGTGTATACCTGCATCAAGGTCATCTGGGTTTCTTCGCACATGTCCTGAACAGATACTGTTTACTGTTTGCATAACTTCTTCTAGTTGCATGGGTGGTTTGTTTGTTTGATTCCAGTCCAAAGCTTTTATAATTACTTCACGCAAACCCCAACCCTCTCTTATCCATTTGCCAACTAATCTAGCTAGGGTATCGTTCCTCTGTCCCTCGCCAACTCCGTCAGTTGCTAGTATTGTTGAGTTCTCTTTTGATACCTTGCCCTTGTTGTTGTAGTCGTAAATACTATTTATATCTTGCATGGAAAGTTTAGGTAAATCGCTGAAAGAACTTATCTCTTCATCTAGTTCAAGCTCATAATCATTAGATGGTTGCATCATGACATAGCCACCTTGTCCCCTTACATCTAGTCTACCTGTTGTGTTCTTTATAATATGATCTGATATAGAGTAGAAATAGTGATACCCACCTCTAGGTGTCTTTTGTTTCATGGGTGTTTTTGTTATGCCAGACTCCTCTACGAACATACAAGCGTCATAAGTATCAGCGTCCAAGACTACAAAGTTTATACCTGTGATGGCAGCCCAATTACAGTTAGGGAACTTTTGATACCAATTAGTTATGTCTGATTTGTTTGGTTTTCTTTTTATATACTCAGACCACTTTACTCTTGGGGTCTTAGCCCATTTACGAGCCAAGCCAAAATCATCTTCAAAGGGGTGTTTCTTACGAAAGTATTCTGGAATGGGGTCTCTGGTAGACCCACAAGGGATTAAATGACATCCATCAGCCCAATATTTTTTTATTAAATCTTTAGGCTTGTCGTCTTCTTTATAGCTCATCACTCACTGCGACAGGATCTTTTTGTAAATTTACTGGACCATAAATATCTTCCCAATCTAAAGCACGTCCTGTCATGCTAATGAGTTTTTTTGCTTGTTTAACTGAAGGTTGTCTTGCACCATATCGCCAAGAAATAATAGTATTTTTTGACACGTTCATTTTATCGGCTAACTCCTGCTCTCCCACTTTTTGAATATATTCTTTAAGTTTCATAGTTTTCTATATTAAATGTTTTTTACATTAAGTAAATAAATTGTTGACAAAAAGTTATTTTTATTTTTATAATTTAATAGTGGTTGAGGTAAGGCTAGTAATATTGCTGTTATCCAACGCTCTTGACAAAGTGTTTTTTTTTTCAATCATTTTAAAAAGCCAAGGGTCAAGAGACAGCCCAACACTTTATTTTTTTGGTGAGGATAAAGCGTTGCAAGATTAAGTTGTTTTTTTTTTATTATTTCCAACTTAACACCTCCTTGAAGGTTGGACATGTCTTACCGCCACATTTTGGAGATTATTATGGAAGATATAAAATTATCTAATAAAAATTTTATCGACCTGCTGAAGATGAAAAAGAAAAATTTATCTAAGCAAGCCGAACTACGAAAAGAGAGTGAGGCTCTCGATAGAGAACTCGCTACTCGTCAAGAAATTTTAGAAACTATCGGTGACTTGAATGAGTCAGGTGGATCTAAAAGAGTTAAGCTCGATGGCCTAATACCTTTAGACTTGAGAGTTCAGTATCGTGTTACCAGGTCTTGGGATCAAGAGCATATAAATAAAATCAAATCAGATGTGCCAGAGGACTTGTTTCCATTTAGAACAGAATATGTTGAGGACACAAAGAAGATTGCCTCTTTAATAGATAACAACCCAGATATTTATAATAAGGTGCAAGAGGGTTTGCAAACCAGAATAAATGAAAGACCTTACATATCTTTTGTAGAGCCAACTAAACAGAAATGATTAAATCAAAAACAAAACTATCTGATAGCATTGGCTACAGATTTCCGTATGAACACCTAGAATTTGCAGACAAGTTAGTAGACGAGTCTGCTGTTACTAATAAATATGGTGTAACTTTTAAGATGACAAGATCTGATGCCATTAGAACTATAATGGAAAAAGGTATTGAAAAAATCAAAGAGGAGAAATTAATATGAGTCTACTACAAAGCGTTCAATCAGGACTAAAAGTCCCTGCACTGAAAATAAATATTTCAGGAACTGACGGCATAGGTAAAACTACCTTTGCATCTAAAGCACCAAAACCAATCTTTATTAAGACAGAGGACGGCACTAAGTTTTTAGATGTTGATTCTTTTCCTTTGTGCAAGTCTTACGATGAAATAGTAAAGCAAGTGCAAAGTCTTTATGAAGATGAACATGAATACAAAACTTTAGTATTCGATACAACTGATTGGGCAGAGAAACTTATACATGAAAAAGTTTGTCAAAACCATTCAGTAAAATCTATCGAAGCCATAGGTTTTGGTAAGGGGTTTGTTGAGGCAGCCGAATTGTTTCACAAACTACTACGTTTATTTGATGCTCTACAAGATAAAAAGAAGATGCACATAGTCCTTTTATCTCATGTAGCAATAAGAACATTCAACGACCCAGAGCGTGAGCCTTATGATCGTTGGGAAATGAACACCCACAAAAAAGTTTCGGCTTTGATTCGTGAGTGGGTTGACTTTAACTTGTTTGCAAACTACGAGGTATCAACTCGTACAAGTGGACAAGGGTTTAAAGAAACAACTCGTGCTGTGTCTTATGGCAAGCGTAAGTTGTTTCATAAATTTACGGCAGCATTTGATGCAAAATCTAGAGTGGATTTAGGCGCTATGCCTATAGACCTAGATTGGTCTGCGTTTCTTGCAGCATTTAAACAATCTTTAAAAAAGATTAAGGAAGGATAAATATTATGAGCCAAGATTTTAACTTGGATTTGACTAATGTCGAAGATGATGATTCTCCTATTGGTGCTATGCCAGCAGGTGAATATGAGTTGCAGGGTAGCACCTGGCAACACACGCAGAGTAAAGCCAGTGGCAATCGAATGATTAAAGTAGAGTTCGATGTCGTTGGACCTAATTTTTCAGGACGAAAAATCTGGGAGCATTTTATGCTCGAAGGTAATGGTCTAAATATTTCTACACAAAAGCTTAGACAGTGGAGAAGGTCTATGGGACTAGATCCAGATGTTAATGCTTTTGGTATGGAAGAATTAGAATCCATGATGAATGTTTCATTCTTAGCGAAAGTTAAAGTGGAGCCTGGTACTGAGAAAGATGATGGAACTAAATACGAAGACTCAAACAGGATAGCGTCATATATCCCTAGTGAGAAAAAGGTTGCTAGTAAGAAACCAGCAAAGACAGAGAAAAAATCAGATAGCTCTGAAAGTGCTGATGATGACGATTTTGATTGGGACGAATAATAACTCGGAGTTAAGTATTCCAGGTAGTTTCTTAGTGCTGCCTTAGTTTTAGTGTGTACTCCGAGAAGGCTTTAAAAAGATGCCTTATTTTTCAGCACACTAAAACACACTAAGACTTGGAGAAAATATGTTTAAAGATGATTTAGAAATTGATTTAAAAAATACGTTAGTGTCTGTGACAGATCTTATAATAGAGCTTGAAAAGACATATCCTATAATGCCATCTAATCTTGAAGAAAGGGTGGATAATACTAAAAACTTAATATTAAATGTAAACTATGACTATGAAACTAAAAAAGTCCAAAGGTTCTTATCTAAAATCACTGGACGCTACATGCGTAGACAGAGTAACTGAAGACCTACAAAAATGTTTAGACGAATGGGTTGCTGATGGCCAAGATGTTGAGTCTTCGATCATAGCCTTGATGAGCTTTGCATTAGATATAGGATTTCATTACTCTGAAAACCCAACTCAAGTGGTACACGCTATTAGTGCCTTGATTACAGAGAAAATGGAAAATGAAAACCTAGATGTAAATGACATGTTGAACACCTTTTATGCCGATGGGTATATAAAAGAAAATACGATTCATTGAAACTAAGATACTATCAAAGACAAGCAATAGACTCCTTACACAAATGGTTTGATACCAAAGAGCCAGGAGACAATGCTTTGATATGTTTGCCAACAGCAGCTGGTAAAACAATTATATTTTGTAACTTCATTATGGAAGTATTGCAAAAAAATCCTCAAGCTAGATTCTTGGTTATGGCACATAGAAAAGAATTAGTAGCTCAAGCAGAACAAAAACTTAAATCAGTATGGCCCAAAGCTCCTGTTGGAGTCTTGGCTGCTGGTATGAAAAGATTTGATACCGACTCACAAATACTGATAGCAAGTAGAGACACTTTAGCATCGCCTAAAAGATTAGAGGCAGTTGGTTCATTTGATTATATGATTATTGATGAAGCCCACAACATACCCCCTCAAGGTTTTACCAGATACAAAAAAATAATAAGTGCCTTGTCCCATCTTAAACCTATGCGTGTCATGGGTTGTACTGCTACCCCCTACAGAATGGGACAAGGACTTATCTATGGTGGTAGAAAAGATCATTTCTTTAAAGGTCTTGCTTACTCTGTTTCTATACCAGAACTAATTAACAAAGGCTTTCTATCTAGGCTGTCTGCTTTTGCAGTAAAAGAAGATGCAATTATAGATGCCAGTCAAGTAAAGCTTAAGTTTAAGAATGGTGACTTCAGAGAAAAAGAATTAGAAAAAGTAGCTATGATTGATGAAACTATTACTGAAATAATTTCAGATTGGCTTGAGTCAGCATATACCAAGGGCAGAACTGCTACAGTATTCTTTTGTGTTTCAGTGCTACACGCTTTGAAAATGACATCTTTCCTACAGGCTCAAGGCATAGCTGCTGCATGTGTCACAGGAGAAACGCCAAAAGCAGAACGTGAACAAATACTGCAAGACTTTGAGGATGGTAAGATTCATGCCTTGTGTAATGTCGGAGTTTTAACAGAGGGTTGGGATGCTCCAAGAACAGATTGTATTGCACTGCTTAGACCAACAGAAAGCCCAGGATTGTATGTGCAAATGTGTGGTAGAGGTATGCGTTTACACCCAAACAAAGAAAACTGTTTATTACTAGACTATGGTGAGAATGTTGCCCGTCATGGATGTTTAGATGAGGTCAAGCCAGAACAAAGTTCATCTCGTTACAGGCCCAAGATATGTGCAACTTGTAATGCTGTTAATAGTCCTAGCGCCACTAGATGTTCTGAGTGTAATTCAAAGTTTGTTATTGCAAAAACAAAAACATTAGTAACGATTAAAGAAAGAAAGGCAGCTAAAAGAACAAAAGCTCAAAGACAAGCTGTGCTTTCAGACGAGAAAGCAAAATCAAAACCAAGAGTAAAAGGAGTTTCTGATATATTTGCTGTAACTAAAAAGTCTAAAAGTGGCAATGAGTATTGTTGTGTAATATTTACCTTAAAAGACGAGTTCTTTGCCAAGAAGATGGCTCTTATGTTTGGACATCCTAACGCTCACAACATGGCAGTAAGCCGTTGGCGTAAGATTGCTCCAGAGTGGACAGCCCCTAAACAACCTTGGATGGCAACAGAACTTATAAATAATGGTGCATTTGATACAATACAAGAGGTAGTCTTGAGAACAGAGGGCAGTTATGAGAACATTATCGGTATTAGAAACAAAGAGAACAAACTTATAAAGCTATGAGCATTAACAAAGTCTTTGATGATCTAGAAGAAAAAGAAAAGTTTACGCCAAGACATTACTTAGGAGTCAGTCAAATAGGTTCTGAGAATGACAGAATGCTTTGGTTTATCTTCAGATGGTCTATGCCTATAGATGTAGAGCCTAGAGTTTCTAGGTTGTTAGACCTTGGTAATTTATTAGAAGATCATTTAGTAGAAAAAATGCGCAAGATTAAAGGCGCAAAAATATATGATAAGACTAAAGATGGCAAACAGTTTGGAGCTAAAGCTTTTGGTGGCCATGTTAGTGGGCATATAGATGGCTTGGCTAAAAATATACCAGGCTTAAATCCTGACGAAACTTACTTACTAGAATTTAAAACTGCTAATGACAGAAGATTTAGTGAATTAAAAAAACTAGGTAGTTATTGTGACTGGTCTCAAGAATATAAAGCACAAGTCCATCTTTATATGGGCATGTTTAAATTAAAGAGATGTATAAGTATTGTTTATAATAAAAATAACTCTGACTTATATACCGAGATTATTGATTTTGACGAAGAGCTTTACGATTTATATTTAGAAAAAGCTAAAAGAATAGTAGAGTCACAAGAACCACCAGAAAATAGAATACCAGAAACTGATTATCGTATTAGGTCTTTTATGTCCAAAGAACAACAAGACATATATCTGGGCAAAAAACTTCCTACTAACATTAACTGTCGCAACTGTAGATTTGCACAACCAAAAACAGATGGCGAGGATCCAACTTGGTTCTGTAATAGCCACAAACGTAATTTAACTGTAGAAAGACAACTAAAAGCATGCCCTAGACATAACTTCGTCCCAGAATTGATTTCTGCTCGTTGCATAAATAAAACTGATAGTAGTGTGGAATATAAGCACGAAGATATAACTATCATTAATAGTTCAGAGAAAATTAGTGGCAAAACACCTAATAATTATTCGAGCAAAGAATTAATACATATAGTTAACAATAATTATCCAAGGTCTGTTATTGATAATCTTAATGAAATGAAAACAGGTTCTATGAAAAACTTTGGGCCAATAACTTTACAAAGCATTTCTAATATCGAAGAAGAAGATAAATATAAAGATGTGCCTTTTTAGTTAGAAATACCTAGTAGTTTTCTAAGTTCTAAATCTCTTAAAAACCCACCTTGAGTTTGACTAGGTTGTTGTGATACGTCTTGAGGTTGAATAAAGTTAACAGGATCTAAAGCTCCTACTAATGATTCTTGAGACATTTGTTGTCTTGCTACCTCTAGCGCCTCAACAGGAACAGGTTGTCTGGCTTTTTGATAATTAGAGTAAAGTGCTTGAGATATTAAATCTTTATTTAAGTCCATAGGTTTAAATAAGTTTTTCATAACTAAATCTCTGTTAGCTACTTTTGAATTTTTTAACTCAGTATTTATTTGGTTGTAATCTAAACCAAGTGAATAAGCATCTTCTATGGCTGTATATAAATCTCTTAATCCATTATATCTGTCTTGATTTGCATTTATATAAGCTCTTAAAAATTCATCTGCTGATCTTTCATCTGCTGACCGCAAAACTCTATTAAATTGATTTGATGAATCTCTTATAATGTCATTGGTTTGAAAGCCTTTGTACCTTAAAGATTTTTCTATTTGTGGTTTTATAACTTTTAATCCACTAAATGCTTGAACTAATGTTTCTGCTGGGTCAATTTTTCTGCCTTGTCTATTAATTAATTTATCATCACCCTTTCCATCTGTTCCGCCAAAAATACTGCTAGTCGCTGTAACAATATCTTTTGGGTCAAATCTAATACCTAGCGGTAATCCAGAGCCAGGGTCTACTGAAATGTTGTATGGAACAACAGATGGTGCTATTTCATCAATTATATGAACAAGCCCTTTTACAACTTTCTCTCCACTATTATCACTGTTTGTCCATATTCTTCTTCCAGTGTCTGTTTCTCCGTTATAGGCTTGTAGTATGGAGTTTATGCCTAAAGATGGTTCATAAAATGGAGAAAATAATTCTTGAAAAGCTGAGAAAGTAGCTCTAGTAGTTACATCCATTAAAGACGCCTCATTTCTATTGCCTTTTTCTATTTCCATCATCAAGGCTCTAACTGGTCTTTGCAAATAGTCGTATGGGTTTGTGTAACTAAAGTTATAAAAACCAGTTGGGTTGCCATTTTCGTCTGAACCAACAGGTATTAGTGTAGAAGCTTTGTCCCAAGGAGCAGCAAAAGATCTTTTATAGGCGTCTACTTTTTCTTGATCTACTCCAGTTAACGCATTTGCTGTATTGGTTAAGGCTATAGGTAAACCTGTTGTTACAGTAAAAGCACCAGCTATTCTTCTAGAACCAATTTTAGCTAACTCAGCGTTACCACTAGCCATTTCTTTACTAGCTCTAGCTAAAGTATTAAAAGTATTTCTTATTATCTCTGATGGGAATGCTATAAAGTTACCAAGCAAAGGAAAATATTTCATAGCCTTAACTGCATCTGGAACACGAGAGTACGTTGGCACTGTGTTCAAAGCTATTTCTGCTGCCTCTGCTTTTAAAAATTTATCTAAATTATCTCCTGTTAAATCTCCCACTCTAATAACAGGACCCTTGTCTGTTTGTCTTACTAAATCTTTTAGGTCAACACTAGCTCTAGCTGAACCTACAGGGATGACATCATCTGCACCAGACTTTTCTATGGCTCTTGCTAACTTAGCTTGTTCAGCATTCCAGTTGTAGTAACGAGCAGTATCATCAGACATGGTATAAGCTTTTTCAAAAGTTTCTATACCTGTTAATTTTTTACCTTTTTTAGCAAATTCGCTTTGAGTTATTTTTTGTATGAAAGGCGAGTCTTCTTCAGCATATCTGGTTAAAGCTTTTATTTCATCCAAAGTTGCGCCACCTCTTTGTATTATGCCGTAGTCTTTACCCTCTTTTATTATGTCTTTTTTCAAAGCTCTAGAACCTGGATCTCTTAGACCAGCAAAGATAGTTTTTACTGAGTCAACAAATCTACCACTTGGCCCTAAGTTTCCATTCATTAGAGAAAAGAATGGTATAGAGGTAAAGTTTCTTATTTGTGTTGTTGGAGATAAAACAGTTTTACCATACTGAGTTCCAGCTTTTAAGGCTAATAGACCTTTATAACTTTGACTTACTAAAGCTGGGGCATTAGCTAAGAAATCTGTTGTTGCTCCCATGATAGAGTTGTGAAATGTTTCTGTTGCATATAAGCCTTTCAAAGCACCAGCGTCTTCATTAAATCTAACGTAAGTGAGTCCATCCTCTGGGTTAACAAATGTCTTTTGTAATTGATCTGGCGGTACTCCTAAATCCTTTGAAAAATCTTTTAAAAATTTTTGATTACCATAAACTGCTGCATTTTCATCTAACATTCTAATATCATCAAACATTTTTGACTTAGCCACCAAAGAGCCTAACTTAGACATAGTTATTTGTGACGCTAATGCTGTATTTCTAAGAGCTTGTTTCCAATCTTTTGCGCCATATCCTGTTATTTCACCTAAAGCTTTTCTAACTTCTGGAAACTCATTTAGTTTTCTACCTTTCAAAGAACCAAACTTTAATCCTTCTAGCAACATTTCAGGAGTTTCAAAACTATACATATCTTTATTTTTTGCTCCAGGACCAGACAAAAAGTTTTCAAAAGTCATTTCAGCTTCTGTTTTAGAAACGCCCATTTTTGATTGTATTTCTCTAACTGCATTTTCTCTTTGCTCTTTGCTAACAGAAAAATTAGCTGAATCCACATAAGCTTTATAGGACCTAGCGCCATATACACCTTGGTTGGCTTCAATAGCAGATCTAACCTCATCTGGAATAAACAGTTTGGTTAAATTATCATCACCTTGTTTAGCTGATAAGTTTAGTATCTCTCCTTCTAAAAGATTTGCTGAACCTCTAGCGTCTTCTAATAATTTAGATATGGCAACGTCTTCACTCATTCCTAAAGCTTTGTAATCTATTTTGTTACCAGTCCCTTCAAAACTTTTTATATTTTTTAAAGCGTTTTGTTGTAGCTCATTAGCTGCATCTGCTAGTTCTTTGCCAGCTAAACTTGGGTTTGTAAAACCTAATTTACTTTGAGGGGCAATAAAGTCTTGGATATTTTGTGCGAGAACTTCAGCGTCTGTTTGATTTAGTTTGTTACCCTTGACGCTTAAATTTATTGTATTTTGTACTTGATTAAAAACAGTCTCAACATTTTCTTTAATAGCTCCAAGTTGAGCAGTTTTGCCTGCTGATAATTGAGCCACTAATTCGTTTGGATTTCTACCTGTGAATGTAAAGTTTTTTCTAAGACTGTCGCCAAAAGCTTTATTAGCTAATGATCCAAGACCACCAGCCGTTTTACTTGCAATATTAACTACAGGTACAGCTAAAGGCGCAACAGCATCTGATAAAACACCTGCACTTTTACCAACAAAACCTAAAGCTGCGGGTGCAGTTAGCATAATACCAGCAGTCTCTCCAACAACTCCTAATCTTTCTAGTAGTCTAGCACTAGCTTTTTCTGAACCATCAAGTCTTTCTAGTCTCTGTTCATCAGACTCACTATCAAATATAACATCTCCTATGGTTGTTACATCATCTGTAGCAACTGCTCCGTCAACTAAACTAGCGCCTAATATTTGTTTTGCTTTACTGGCTTTAGATAGTAAGCCAACTGTACCTAATCCTGGAACACCAAACTGAGTTATGAATTGTGCTGTTTTACCAGCGCTACCTGAGACTTCAGGTTTTATGCTTTCAAAATATTCATTAACATCATCTGTAATATTGGTGTCAAAAAATAAATCTATACCTGTTGTTCCAAGCTCAGTTAAACCTTGAGGGATAGAAACAAGACCTGCACCTATACCTCTGCCTATATCACCAACAAAAGAATATTCTTGCGATCCTCTTGCTAATGCTTCTTTTGCTTCTTGTCTTGCTTCTGGGGTGTCTTCTTCAAGAAATACTCTTGCGCCAGTGTCCAAGATTACTGTAGGCATTATTAATCATCCTTCTTTTTTAAACTATATATAGGATTTCCTTGAGCGTCTTCTCTTCTTAATTCTTTAGCAAGAGCGCTTGGATCATTCTGTGCAAGGATAGCTAAGTTAAGGAACAACATAGGGTCTTGCTGTCCTGATACTAAAACATCAAAATCGCCAGCATCACCAGTTTCAAATCCAAGAGCTTTTTTAACAAGAACTGCAAATTCTCCACTTCCTGCTAATTTCAAAGCATCAGCTGATCCTGCTTTTGAACCCCCCAAAGATTTAGAAAATTCTGCTAAATCTGGATTAGCTTGCAAGAACTGTAATGTTTTTATTTCTGCTGGCGTACCTTTTCTTTGCCTGTCCTCTTCCCCTAACATGCCTTCAACAAAAGCAACTGGTGCGCTGATTGGGACTATGCCTGCTTGTGGTTTCATCATGTTCATAAATCCTGCTAACTGCGCACGAGCAAAGTCTGGATTTTCTGATAATAATTTTTGATAACGCTGAAAAGCATTAAGTTGAGGTTGTGTTACTTCTGGCTCTGGCTCTGGTATTGGTGGTGGCGGTGGTGGATCATCATCATCGTCTTTATCTTCATCATCACCAGATAGTAAACTTGCTATTATGGCAGCAGCACCTGCTCCTCCAAGAAGACCAGACGTTACTGGATTAGCTGCAATTCTTGGCCCTATAAATTTGCCACCACGAGAGGCAATATTTCCAACTCCCGATATACCACTCTCTATGCCTCTTTCAATAGGTCCTTTCAAGGCTTGTTGACGTCTTAGTTTAGCATTTTCTAAAATTGTTCTACCTTGCGTGCTGTTAATAGGAAAAGATTTTCCATCCTTAGAAAAAATTTTATTTTTCTTAAGGTCTACTTTAATATCAAGACCTTTGATTTCCTCTTTGGTCGGCATTTTAAATTCTGGTGTTTTTGGTTCTACTTTTGGTTTTGGGTCTGTTTTTTTTGTTTTTTTAGATTTTCTAATTTTATCTAGTATATCGCCTAAACTACTTATCACTTTACCACCTTTTTTAAAACTAGCTATGCCACCATTTTTTAATCCCAACATTTCTTTTTTATTATCGCTTAGATATTCTGTGAAATCTTTACCAGTTAGCTCTGCTGCAAGAATGGCGTTTACTAGCTCTGGGTCATCCATATATTCTTCACCTAATTGGCTAATCGTATCTAAGGTGTCTTTAGACAATATCCCTGAGTATTCATCTCCTCTTAAACCTATGCCTCTAGTCATGGCGCTTGCTTCGTCTGCTAAAAATGGATAGCCAATAAAAGCTCCCACTCTTTGACCTATATTAGGATCAGCTATTCCAGACTTCAGAGCAGAGGTTAATTTACCACCCTTTCTAAGAGTTTGACCAATTCTTGCCGCACCAAAAGCAGGGGGGAAAGCAAGAAGTGCTAATGATGCTTTATCTATAGGATCATCTGGGTCAAAAATAATATCTGTAACATCTCTTAAATTAAATTCATCTGGATTTTTTTGGAAACTGTAAGTTGAAGGATCTGCTAAAACATTTTGATAAAAGTTTTGACCAACGTCTTTTGTAAAATTAAAAAAATCTGCTATGCCATTCATTATGCGTAAGATCCTCCTATGTTTGGTGGTTGTGGTCCACCTACAACATTAGTGCCTACAGGAGGTGTCTGTCCTCCAGATTGTTGGTTTCCAAATAAACCGCCTAGAAAGTTACCAATACCAGTTCCTATTTGTGGAAATAATGTGTTAAGCCCACCCAAAGTACCTATGCCTTGAACAATTCCACTAGGTTGTTGAAAAGCCTCTCTTTGATAACCAGTTGCTTGAGTACCGCCACCAAATTGTCCAAACGGCATACCTGTTAATAACTGTTGTCCTCTCATTAGTCTTTGGAATGGCATATCAGCCATTCTTTGAGCTGCGCCAAACTGTCTGCTTAATGCTGCTTGTTGAGTTGCTTGTCCTTGACCGCCAAGCTGATTCATTAAATTAATTTGGTTAGCTAATTGATTTTGACCTTGTTGTCCTAGACCTGCAAACCCAGAACCTATTTGCCCAAACTGACCGCCTAGCCCTGCGGCAGTTTGACCCAACCCTGCTATCTGTTGACCAATGCCTGCTTGTTGAGCGCCTATACCAGCTTGTAAAGAAGCTAATCCTTGTTGCGCTCTTCTAGCGTTTTCAAAAGCGCTCATAGCTTGTCTTTGAGCATCAGCAAATCCAGAACTTCTCAAAGCTCCGATTCTTTCTGTTGCCCCTCTAGCAGCTTGTCTAGCTAATTCTTCTTGTCCTAACCTTGCCCTAGAGCCACCGAAAGCACCACGAGATATAGCTCTGTCACCTGCACCAATACTGGCTTTTGATAAGCCTTCACTAACATCTTGTAAGGTTTGTTGAACTACATCTTCTTCAAAAGGATTAAAGAATGCTCTAGAACTTTGTGGATCAAAAAGCCCTAAAGAACCAAGTCCACTCATTTCTGCTCTAGATAAAGTGCCTAACCCTCTGCCCATAGCCCTACCAGCAAATGGTAAAGCTTGTAAAGCTGTATCTGTTATAGCTTCTCTTTTGCCAAAAAGTCTTTCTGCCTCGCCTAAATATGGTCTAAATCCACCTAAACCTTGAGTTAAGGCTCTAGATTGTAATTGTAAAGGTGTTAGTCCAGCAGTTTGTTCTATTGGAACATCTAATCTTTGGCCTATCATACCAGGTGACTCACCAGGCACGCCAAAGTATGAAGCTAATATTCTTCTACTGTAATCTTCTATATATGGAGATATTTGTTGAAAACTTGTTTGTGGCAAAGTCAATACTTGAGCAGGTGGCCCTAATTTAGTTTTGCTTTGTAAGAAATCAAATATACTCATTAAACCATACTCCCCAAACCTTCACTCATTTTTTGTTGATCATACAATTGTTTTGCACCCATCATTCTTTGTTCATACATGTCGTTTGGGTCTGCTCCCATCATTAACCCTATACCTCTAACTGCTGCTGCATTGGTTACAAATTCTCCGTCAGATAACATCGCTGGTATCTCGTCTCCTTTTTCACCACCTGGACCAGTTATTAATTTATCTCTTTCTGGGAACTTGCTAACATCAACACCTTGTTCGCCTGTGCCATCAGCAGCGTAAAGTTGTCCAGGTATTCTTCTTGCTTGAATATCAAATAAAGCTTCTTGTGGTGGTGCTACTAAAGGACTAAAAGGTACACCTCTAGATTGAGCATATAGTTTTTCTACTTCGCTTGGGTAATACATATAAGCTGGTGGGTTAGCCATTTGAGGGTCTATGTTAATAGACTGTCCAGGAGTTGTAGCACCATACATAGAGAAAGGATTAAACTGTGTGCCTTGACCCATCCCTGGCATACCACCCATTCCAGGCATACCACCCATTCCTGGCATTCCGCCTTGACCTCCGCCAAACATGTTGCCAAACATTTCAGCAAACTGTCTTTGTTGATCTCTGATTCTTTTATCTTGTTGTCTTTGTGCTAAAAAATTTAAACCTAATCTTCCTAAGTCTGAGTCAAAAGCGCCAAGACCTCCTAGTAAAGCCCCTGGACCGCCTCCAGTTAAACCGCCACGCAAGATGTCGCCTAAAATATTTCTTTGCCCTTCAGCACTAGGTGCAAATAAATTACCTATACCTCCTCCTAAAAGATTACTAATATTTCCAAAAAGACCAATTTTATCAGCACCAGGTAAAATAAACTCACCTACAGTTCCTAAACCAGAACTTATAGCACTACCAAGATTTCCAAGCCTACCAAGTATATTGCTACCGACATTTCCTATAGCTGTTCCAGTGCCTCCCAAAGCACCACTTAAAGCTGAACCAGCACCAGGTATTAATAAACCTCCTAAAAGTGCAGCAGTTCTTGGATTATCTTTTATACTTCCAACCAAGCCCTTACCACTTGGATCAATGCCTAAGATGTCATCAAAAACCTTACCTCCAACTTTTTTTAATAAACCTCCTAAAAACATTTTTTGTGGCTCTTCCATTAAATCAGCTACGCCACCTCTCGCTATCATTTTCATTAAATCTTTTCTAGACATATCTTCAGCATTTTGATTTTTTTGAATCATTTTTTGAAGTTGCATTAGCTGTTCTATACTTTGAGCTTGAATGCCTTGAGGATCTGCACCATCAGCAAAGCCTGGCACATCATAGCCAAACCTTTCTTCTACTAATGCTGGTTCTTCTTTTGCTAGTTTTTGTAAACCTTTATTTGCTTTTGATAAATCTTTCATTTCTCTCTGGAAACTCCTTTTGTTTTTTCAAATGTTCTAAGGCCGCCAAGGCCGAGCATCCCCATTAAAATGGTGGACAGTTGTGCGAAATCAAATTCGGGTAAATTTATTTCATTATAACCGAATAAACTCAAAACAGTATATAAAAGTGGATTTAAAATAAAATGCCAAAGAAGAGCAAAACCACACACCCAACCGATAAAAGGGCGCCAACCAGCAACAAATATACTTTTATGAGCAGCTTCCGCTTTGTTGACTTCCAACTGCGCAAGATTAGCTTTGTGAATTTCGGACTTGAGTTCATATTCTAGTTTGGTTCTAAGGTCTTTATCAGCTATAAATTTGCCTAATATTTTTTCTATAGGACTTATTAAACTGTTTAAATCTATCATGAATATGTAGTTCTTTTTCTACGATCTGACATAACAGCGCCACAACCTCTGTGCAACTTACCAATCATACCGCCATCTCTTTTCTTAAGAATAGTTTTTACATTAGTTGGTTTACCACCCACACCTTGAGCTTTAGCTCTTTTTCTTCTAACAGCACTTTTTATTTGTGCTGGTGTCATAGATTTAGCTTTAGATCTTGGCACACACTTAGGGTATTTTCTTTTAGAACTTTTAGCAGACTTACGACCACAGGCTTGAAACTTGCCATCCTTTTTAGGAGCGCCTATATCTACCCAATCACCTTTCTTACCTTTACCAAACCACTCTGTTAATGACATTACTTTTTCCTTGTTTTTCTTATAGACTCTTTACCTTTTTTAAAAATACTTGCTACTAATTTTTTACCCATAACTTTAGCTCTTTGCTCACCGACAGTTAAAATTTGTATCTTTCTAGCAAAAGGTTTTTTAATTCTTTTAACTTTAGCTACAGTAGCTCTAGCATCAGATGGAGTAGCAAACTTTATTCTAACAGTATCTTTAGGGTTTTCATCAGTATATAGTCTTCGACCACTACCTTTTGGTTTTTTCCCTGTTCCTACTTTAGGGTCTCTTTTTTTTCGACTCACTTCATTTAAGGTTTCTTACCTCTATAACCGCCACCACGTTTTTTATACGTTCTAACTAACCAAGCGTTTGCGTAAGCGCTAGGATATACCTTAAATTTTCGTTTTGCTTCTGCCTTTACCCTTGCATACAAAGCTGGGTTTGTAGGCTTTGGACTTTTGCTAGAAGACTTTTTTTTAGCTTTTGGTTTTCTTGCTGCCATAATATTTTATTTTACATCAATTTATACAGAAACAGTAACTGAACCCAAAGAAGAAGTTGATGAAAGTCCAGAAGCGTAGGTTCTATGGGATGTTAGGTCAATAAACTCAGTGCCATCAAAAACCTGCAAAACCTCAGTTGTTGTGTTAAATATTATAGTTCCTCTATTAAAACTACTAGAGTCTCTCTCTTCTGTGGTCATGGAAAGAGTTGCTACAGGATCAAAAGCGTTTAAATTTATTTCTAGTAAACGTACTAACCTGTTAAATGTATCAGCACTAACATCATCGCCTTGTGCTAAAGGTAATCTGGTATTTAATAATTTTGCCATTATCTCCTGCCATCTGGTGTTAGGTCTAGTCTAGTTGCTCCTAGTCTCCATTTAAAACGTGTTCTATTACCTACATCAGCATCGTCATCAGACTCTATTCTAAACACAACTTGTCTTGCTCTAGATCTAACGTGTGCTTGTTGTGTAGTGCTATTTATCACACTTGTTGAGCTTGTCGTTAAACTATCCCCTGGGAAGTTTCTTTGTTTTATTACAAAGTTAACTTGGCCACCATTAGCAGAGTCTCCTAAAAATCTAACATCTGGTATAATTCTTCTTAGAAAACTAAATCGTTCTCCATCTTGAAGGTCTAAGTCACCTGATTCTAGAAAGACATTATCCATCGGACTACCATCATCATCTTCACCTGTTTCATGAGTAAATAAAAAATTAGTGCTACTTGTTGTTCCTGTAGCTCTTGGTTTTTTGAACACACCATCATCTACCCATGCGTGTCTCTCTAATTGACCTATCGTCCAATTTTTTTCTAAGTAATTATATACAACATATCTGTCTATCTCTTGACTTGATTTTGAACAGTAAAACCAACCAACCTCATTAAACTCTCTATTAGTAAAGGCAAATGTTTTAAAACCTTGAGACTTATTAAAGTCATCTAAAACATAACTTAAAACAGAACATGCTAATCTTCTTACTGCTCCGTTGTATGTGTAAAATCCATCACGAGCCATCCAATAAACACCATCTGGCGCTGTAACAGCAGCTTTGGGACCTATCAATCCAACATTTTGATTTATTAAATTAATGCCAAAAGTAAAAGGTGCGCCTATAAATTGCATTGAATATAAAGAGGTGTCTGTCCATATAAGTATCTCTTGCCTTGATTTTATGCCACCGACTATAGTTGAACCTGCTGATAGTCTTAGTGAGCCTGCTGTATTAGTTATCTTTGGCTCCCACTCAGCTATATTCTCTTGATCCGAAAAAGCTATAAGCATAGGATCAACAGAACCTGTTCTAGCAGTACCAGCGTCATTAATGGCGTCTGCTCCTAAAACTATAACGTGTCTATCAATCTCAGAAGTTATAACTTGCAAACCTCTAGTTGGCGCTAAGTTTGCACCAGACAAGGATGTAATGTTAACTGCTCTTGTAGAGACTCCATTGGTTTCATCCCAAAGATATATGCCACCATTTCTAACATTAGCCACTAAGTCTTCGCCAAAATTATCTTGAGACCATAACCTTAATTGGTTTGTGTCTGATAGTGTTGCTGATTGTCCCCAAGTTCCGTCACCCCAAGGATTAGCACCCCATCCAGTACTATCTACAAAAAAATCTAAACCTACATTAATCTGATAAGCGCCAACGACACTTGAGCCACCATTCCCACTATCGGATGCGTTTGCAGTGACAGTGCTACCTGATGTATCTTTAGCTGTAATTTTATAAGAGTTTGCATTTACTATACTATCTATTTCATATTCTTGGTTTAGAACTGAGGCAATGACATTACCGCCCAAAGAAGATGCTCCACTAAAAGTTACAAAATCACCTTTAACTGCTCCGTGAGCAGTATCTGTAACAGTTATTTCTGATGAGCCGTTGGAGGCACTAAAGGTAACATCGCCTGCCGATGTTGTAGATCTGATTGGCGTCACATCATTAAATGTGGTTCCTTCTAAAATATATAGTTTTGAAGTGGTTCCAAGTCCTAAGTAAGCAGTTCCGTCTAAAGCAATCCAAGGGAATAAAGACCTACACTTACCTAGAAAAGAATTAGTATTTGTTTTTTCCCAACCGCCAATCTTCTCTGGTAGTCCTTTTCTAAATCTTACCAAATTTCCATCGAACCATCCATTCTCATCTAGTAATTGTGTATTTTCTTTATTAATTCCAGGATTAAAAATGTATTTAACTAAACTCATAATTCATCTTTTAATTTTTTTTCATACCATTCAGCTTTCTCAAGATCTTGCTTACCATTCTTTTGTCTAAAGCGCCATCTATATTTAAAACTATTGCCTCTTAAATATCCTATCAATTCTTCTTTAGAGAGCATAGATTTTAAAGCATCATAACACTCTATTTCGCCCTGATTATAATGTTCAGGTTTATTAACATCATCATATTTCATTTTATAAGCCATTTCTCCTTTGTAAAATTATCTTTATCATCTGTTGATTTAATAATTTTATTTTTAATTTCTACTATTAAGTTAACAGATTTTTTTAAACTTTCTTGAGTATCAATACTCTTTATATATTCTACTTTTTTTTGATAAGTTTTTCCTAAATTATAATTAGGTTCAAAAATAACTTTATCTCTTTTTAAAAAAACAAAAGCAAAAATATCAACTTCAGAGCCATCGTAGACTCTGTATTCTTTTTTGTTAGATATTTTTTTCTTAATGTCCCACCTAACCCAATCACTATTATTTTTCTTAAAGGTTGAGTTGCTGGTTTTAACTTGAATTTTAAAATTTACATTTTTTTTATGACATAGAAAATCAAAACGAGATGATGATGATGCAGGAAAAATATCATCAAATATTCTAGCCAAGTGTGATGCAGCTAGATACTCTCCAGCCAAACCTACTTTTAAATTTTTTGGCATAGAGTTATTCTGCTATGTTTACAATTTATACAAAGATAAATCCACGAACAATCAAAGTCACCATGCTCGAAATTAATACAACTAAAAGACCAATGATTGTTTTGGTTCCAGTATCTAGCTTTTGATTTATTTCTTTAACGTCTTTATCTATTTCGTCAAAGTTTTTGAAGGCTGTCTTCCACCTCTCGCTACATTCTTTTTCATGAACAGCGAGTTCTAGGTGTACGTCTGCAGCCGTCTTTCTAGCCATTATTTTTTAATTTTAAAATTAAGAGCTATTAGATCAAGATAGCTATATAGTTTACTAATCCATTTATCGTCTCTTTCACTTGGTGTAAGTGTGGCTAAGACAGAAGCCAAACTAATAATAATACTTAACGAAATTAAAAGATCGCTAATCCAATTTAATAAAAACATCACTTCTTACTCCTTTTTAATAGTTTTTCTAATTTGTTTGCTTGTTGTAAATGAGTCTTAGAGGCTTTTTTTAATTGGCCAATAATCTCTCTAAGTTTTTTCTTTTGTGCATTACCTGGTACAGACATTATTTTTTCCACTTCCAAACTCTTTTCCAAGCTTCATTTTTATGCTTGGTTTTTTTGTTATCTGGTATGTATTTGCCTTGTTCGTCTCTTTGACGAACCCAAACAAAACCTAACATTTCTAAAAATTTATTCCACATTTTTTTCTTCCTTACCTTCTTCTTCTTCCTCTTCTGGCATTAAAGGTTTTAATCTAAGCATTATTTCTTCTCTAATTTCACTTAATGCTTTTATCTCAGAACCACTCCAAGCTCCTCTTTTGCAAGACAAATCAAGAAGTTGTAGCATATTTAACAAAAAAGTTTTTTCATCCATTTTATTATCTCAATATGAAAATTATTTAATTAACCATTCTTCAACATCTGAGGATACATCCTTTAGTTTAATCCAAGATGCTCCTGTTTGTTGACCTTTTTTAATTCTAACCTTACCCATTAAGCCTACACATGCCCATTCTTGTCTTTCACTTCTTGGAATATAGGTAAGTGATTCATCATAGCTTGAACTAATTTTTCTTCTTCGTAAATTATTACCATTTTCGTCTAGTGAAACAATTTCAGCATCAGATGGAACTGATACTTCACTTGGAATCTGGTCTGATTGATATGAGTGCTTTATTTGTTGTGGTGTATCTGTACCATTTTCTACACTTTCTACCCATTCTGTTTGTGTGTAATCTTCATAAAGATCTCTACCATAGTCATCTTTTTCATACTTGCCTTGCCAATATAATTCTTGAGCATCTCCGACAACACTAGGATTTGCAGAAACAACACCAATAATATTGTCGCCTTCTTCTGCTACTTTTATTTTATTATTAACTATAGCTACTGAGCATCCAATTCTATCTTCATTACTAGAGTTTCCATCTTCCCATTCAAAATATTCAGCATAGTCAGCACCACCACCACTAAAGCTACCATCTGCTGTGACTTCTCCATCACCACGAACTTTAAACTTAGGGTCAGATGCAAAGTTTGCATAGGCTTGAATTAAACTGAATGCAGAACTTGATGTTCGTTTAGCTTGAAGCTGTAAAAGATTTCCGCTAAATGATGTGCTTGATTGTGTAACTCTAAGTGCAGGGTTGCCATCTCCTGTGCCTACACCACTAGAAAAACCTATATCAACATTACCATGTCTTGTTATTTGTATAAGTTCTGTACCATGTCTTGAGAATAAGAAACCTTTTCCACCTACATCAGCAAAATCAGAATCATCATTTTCTCTGACATTAAACTCCATATCATAGGTACTGCCATTTGCTGTTGCTGCTCTAAATTGTGTCCTTGCCCCATCTCCTTTCATCATTATTGCAGGAACTACACCAGAACTATCTGTATTAGCAAATATGATACTTCCATTTGATTGAGTAGAAGCAGCGCCATTTACGCCACCACTTGAGCCAGTAAGAACTGCTAATATACCTGTATCAGCTAAAGTGCCACCAAGTTTGGTTCTACCACCAGCATGAGTAATATTTCCAGAGCTATCAATATTTAATCTTTCAGAGCCACCTGTATCAAATCTAATTACATCTTCATCAGATGATTCTTCGCACTGCACTTTAGTATCGCCGTCAGCGTCAGATATAGAGCTAGGTGTTCCCGAAGATACAGAGCCAAATGATAAAGCTCCACTTCCATTTGTTTTTAAAACTTGGTCAGCACTACCATCTGACGTTGGGAATGTGTAAGCTCCGTTAAATTGCACCACTTGGCTTTCATTGATACCAATAGCTACATTAGAACCTACTGTACTGCCATTTCCGATCAAAAGATCATCTGCCGAATCATCTAAACCAATATAAAAATCCTGCGCATTGCCGTCAAAAACTAATTTTGTATCTTCTGCACCTGCGTCCCCTATTGTTAAAGTTGGTGTTGACCCATTTATAACTACAGGACTTGCTATAGAAATACTAGACCCATCTGCTGATAAACTGTCTAGTGCAATGTCTCCAACATTTGTTATGTTGGCATCGTTAAAAGATGTAGCTCCAAAAGTATTTGAAGCAGCCGTTGAGGTAATGCCATTGGCAGCAGTTATCCCACCGCCATCTGCAATCGTTATGGCATTGTCACCATCTGTAAAACCAATATTAGCAGTTTGCACTTCGCCACTTACTAATAGATCTCCACCTACAGAGGCGTCATCCGTAACTGTTAAATCATCACTAACTTTTAAATCTACTGTAGATAAACTTGCAAAAGCGTCATTTACTGCAGCACCTGATCCAGCACCATCTAGATAAACTACTTTTACATCACCAGGGCCGATAGTTACTGTAGAACCAGAGCCTTGTTTTATTATTATGTTTTGACTGCCTGAAGTTGCATTTTCTATAAAATGAACTCTTTTTAATGTGTTGGGTCCTATTGTTATAGTACAAGCGCTATCTAGTGTGCCTGTATATTTAATATACATAGCTCTAGCTTCATCAGCCGAACCATCAGCTACAGTAGACGCATGAGTATCTGCATTTGTTGTGATGGCTTCTGTACCAAAACCAAGCCCCTCTCCGACTAATTCTAAATTTGTATTTGTTGAAGTTCCCCAGGTTCCTGATTCATCCCCTGTGGCTATTTCTTTTAATCTTAAGTTATTTACATAGGTTGCCATTTGTTACCTCTTCCTCATTTTACTCTTTTTTTTCTTACTTGCACAATGTGCTTTCTCACTAAAACCTCTAGGCTTCTTACAGTTAATTTTTCTTTTTCTTGCAATGGACCATTTTTTACCCATCGAATGCAGACCAGTTTGGAGTTTGAGAATCTGTTATAACATTATAGTTTGGAGTTTGACTTGTATCAATAACTGACCAAACATTAACAGAATTTAAAGTTGCGGTTAGTCTCAAACCAGTAACTGAAACATCTTTTGGTAGAGATGCAACTACGCTACCAAGTCCAGATGTCATACTTAAACCTGAAACAGATAGATTGTTGTTGGTAACAAGACTAATAGTTCCTAGTCCTGAAGTTGCTCCCTGTTCGGTAACTGATTGATTAACAGCAGCTTTTACTAAAACTGTACCTAAAGCAGAAGTTGATCCTTGCTCGGTAACTGGTTGATTGACGCCAGAGGATTGTGTGGTTGTTCCTAGAGCAGATGTTGCTGATAAGCCAGATACAGATACCTCTATATCTGCGGGCTGACCCCAAGGTCCTGATCCCCAGCTATCTCTGCCCCAACCTGTATCTATAGCCATAGGGTCTGTACCCCTATGCTATAGTTATGATTGCGTTAGCCCCAGCAGCAGGGAAAACTATTGTAAAGTCTCCTGCACTTGAAGATTTGGACGCCCCAAAGCTGATTGTTGCTACTGATTTATCTGAATTAGTATCGTTATAAATTAAACACCCACTGGCTGTAACTGTGGCTGTGCTAAAAGTTAAATCTGCAAAATCCACAAAGGCCGTAGTTCCTGTTGAAGATGGTGCAGCAATTGCAGGGGTTAATGCTGATCCGCCTGCTGTGTAATTTGTTCCTGAACTTTGTCCTGGTAAACTCGTTGCATAAGCTGTTGTGGTCGCTCCCAAAGAAGCGGTAGCACCAGCATATAAGGCTAATTTAAAAGAGTTGCCACCAGAGGCAAAATTATGAACTCCTTGTAAAAGTTCTTTTTTAAAACTTGTTGTTAATGTTGATGAAATTGCCATTAAAGTCTCCTAATCACTTTCGCTAATTCTTCCTCGCCACCTTTCAATAACTCTTGAATGATGGTTACTTTATATGATTTTATAGCATTCTTTATATAAATTAAAGCAACTTTGTAAATAACATCACGATAAGCTCTAGCTTGTTCTGTTATATGTGGCTCTTTATCTTCCGAAACACCGACTATTTTATTAGTTAATTGTTCTGCCCAAAACTCTGGTGGATGCCCACCATAGTTAGTGGTAGCAACTTCAATTGCTCCTAGTTTTGGTAATCCTTCTTGGTTCAATATTTGTTAGGTTCTACAGGACCTTTTAAATGAGAATCATATCTATCTAAATATCCTGATTGTTTAATATTCTTTTGCACTTTTAGTTCACTAACTTTTTTAACTTTTAAATTTTGGTGACTATCATATCCTACCACTAGAGGATCTTCTAATCTATGATAACCATAAAGCTTATCTTCAGCAGGTATGTTAGCGTCTAGTAAACTAGAGTTTTGTGCTATATCAACTTGTATGTTTGCCTCCATACATTTAGACAACCAAAACTCAACACAAGCTCTACCAGCTTCAGCAAAAGCAGGGTTTGACTTATAAGTAAAATCTATGCCAAACAAAGACACCTTTCTGACTTTATTCCAATATGCAAACGCTACAGCATAAGCAACTGTATTGTTAAGATAATGACACTCAGTTTCCTCTACGACTTCTTTTACAGGATATTCTACTAATCCAGGACAACGAGAATCTTTTTCACATGTATATATTGGACCTTTGTGTTCTAACAAAACTTTTTTCATGGACTCTGTTTGTCCACCTGCATCATTGCCATCTAAGAATCTAGAAGCTGGATCCATCATAAATACCCTATCGTGGTATATAACTGAAGAAACTGCATTTATTGCCCAAACCTCATCAAAGTTTACTCCGTGAGTTTTGGCTATATTAAAGTCTTGCCAACTATTGCCTAAACCAACAATAGCGACAGAACTCTCGTTTAATTTTTTAATTGGTTTCATTTTCTCTCTCTCTTATTAATTACTATTGTATAGGTTTTCTCAAAGAGTCATACCTATATTCATCTTTTCTACCCCTTGCCTCTGCTCTATTTTTTAACTTAGCTATCTCTTGAGCATATCTTCTTTCATAAACTTGTAAAAGATCAGGCTCTCCTTTTAGAAAAGTATAAGCGTCAGCTATACAACCATAAAGCAAAGCGTCTCTAGCATTAGTAGAAAGCCAAGTTCCTGTTGTGTCAGTGACTAAAGATGTAGGTTGATACAAGTAATGAAGTTCAACATTGTACGCAACATCAGGAACTGGAGCCACTATTAAGCTAGAACCATTGCTAGATGCAGTAGACAATTCTTTATCGAACTGACCATAATATTTTGGCAATCCTCTTAAAGAACTATCTGATGGGTCTGGTGAAAACTCTTGCATAAAAGATGGATGTTTTAAATCTAAGTAATGATAATCTCCATTACTGTCAATTACAGCCAAACTAAAAGCTAAAATAAAATCATTAGGACAAGTTAAAAATCTATTACCTACGCTTAAATTACCAGAAACATTTTTTCTAAAGTAATCAAACTGAACTTCATTAAATATCCTATCTTCAGTATTTTTTATAATATCATCTAAAGTATTTACAAAAGTAGTTTCAGTAGACTCTGTATAATTTTGTATTAGTGTTTTTAGTTCTGCTAAAGTCATTATGTTGTTATGGTAACACTCCCAAGGTTTGATGTTGCTGACAGAGGGTCAAAATTAGTTCCAACAGGGTCTGTGCTTGTAAAGACATGAACATAATCTGTATTCTCATTATCATTGTCTGGTCTAGGATCATATAAAGCTTCTGGGTCTGATGTTGCTGATATAGGCTCTAATTGTGGATGTTTCATTTCATAACAACTAGGACAAGTTTTTAAGCCATTCCACTCTTTTCTTAACTCAAGTAGCTTGTAACGAAACCCACACCTATCACAATGTGCTAAAGCATATTTACCTGTGGCGTATGCCATTAATATCCTCCTCTAGAATATGGTGCTATTTTTAAAGAAGCTCTATCCTCATCTTGATCTGCCGCTCTTCTAAATTCCTCTTCATATATTCTTTTTAAATCTGAAGATCTTTGAGGGACTCTTTTTAAAGATATGTAATATGCCAACCCAGCAACAAAACATGGATAAAATCTAAATGGCATATCTAATGTGTTTGTAGCTGCATCAGCGTCATCCATTCTTACAATTTTATTAAAAACTAAAACATCAGTAGAATTTTCTGGACTAGGCCAAATCTTTAAAACAGGTGTTGTTAATTTATCTAGAAAAAATTGTGATGGTCTAGCCTTAGTATCTTTATTAGGAATGTTCAAATATTCAGACCTGCTTAATCTTGTCATCTGCAAGTCTGTAGTTACAGTGCCGTCAACCCTTCTTAACGAACAATCTAGAACATCTATAATGTTTGAATTTAAAGTATAGCTAGATGTCCCTTCAGTAACTGTTTGAGTAGCTTGTTCTATAGTCCATTGATTTAAACCTCTATTTGCCCACTCAGCTAAAAGAAAGTTTATAGACCTTCTAGCCATTTTTAAGTCATAACCAGTTCTTAGTTCAAGTCCACAACGCTCAAAAGCCTCCTCTATAAACTCTGCAACATTTGGTTCAAAATTTGTACTTCCTGATAATGCCATAATTTATTCTAACATCTCCATCTTCTTCTTGCTTGTCTTAATCTTGAATTTGGGTTTTTTGCTGCTTTAGGAAACTTCTTCATTTGTCCTGCTGATCTAGCACAAAATGATTTACGTCTAGCTTTTTCTCTTTTAGTAAGACCTTTCTTTTTGGTTACTGCTGTTTTTAATTTACTGCCAGGGTTTAGTTTTCTGTAAGCTCTTACACCCGCTGCTGTCATTCCAGCACCTTTCTTAGTAGGTCTGAAATTTTTCTTGTTTCTTGGTGGTTGCTTGTCTCTTTTTCTAGGCATGTCAAGACACTCCTAGTTTAGTAATTTTTATTCAATACCAATATTATAGAGTATGTATCTCCGCTTGAATGCCCAACAGTTGTAAATAAAATATCTCCTGTTTTTCCAGAACCTGCATTATTAGGAATGCCACTGAAAAGATCGTAATACTCATCTCCTGTGCTATCAGCAGGAAGACCAGTTAAGAGAACATTTGAAGTAGCATCAAAAAGCAAATCAACTCCCATACCACGACATGCCCAATATATTCTAGCGACATCAACAGAGGTACAAGCAGCTCCTGCACTATTATTAGATAGTGCAGAAACGTCTACTTTTTTTACAGCAGATTCACCACTGCCATCTGAAACATTGGTAAATTTTAAGACAGCAACTCTTTCGCCATCTTGAATAATTTGTGATGTAACTGCGTCAGCCATTATCTCTCAACTAAAACATTAACATAATCTACAACTAAACTTTTAGCTGCTGCTGCTCCTGCTTGAATAGCTAATGTAACAGTAAGTTCTTCATTATCAGGTAGATTAGTATTTACAACTCCAACTGGCTCTGCATTATTAATTGAATAAAATACTTGACTTGCATTTGGATCTACGAAAAATGATGCAGTGATAAAAGTATCATCTGCTACAGTAGCTACTGCTGCTGTTTCTGTTTCAGTAGAGTCTTTCTCAACTACGAAGTCTAAATTTGTATCGCCATCATCTTTGGTAAAAAAGATACCATCTGATACGCCATCAATTGCTGTAGTATCAGTAATCGCTAAACCAATCAAAGCGTCAGACTCTGTAGCATCGCTAAGTTTAAATCTGCATGAAAAGAATGCTCTTTTATTACCATTAATTAAAAATGACTCGCCTTTAAGCTGTAACTCTTCTGAGTCATTATCTGCATCATTAGTGGTGATGATAAGTTGACCACCTGCACCACTGGTAATCTGAATTACTTCACCAGAATCGCCACCACCATCTGTTGATGTAATGGTCCAGTCACCTGAGTTATAACTCATAAAATCATTAAAGTACCCATAATACGTCTGATCTGACGGATATGGTTGAAACATAGGTAAGTCTTTTTTAGACTTCGAAGCGACAGTATTACCTGCCCATAAAATTAAATTTTGAAAATGTGGATTAGACATAAGAACTCCTATTCTTTAAATGGAACACACCATGTGCCTCATTATGCTAACTATTAAATTCTATATTACAGAAATCTATATATCAATAGGTAAATTACTTTTGCTTTCTTTTAGAAGTTTAGCCGCTTCGTACAAATTTTTATAAGATTTTTCTATTTTAGGATTTTTGCCATAAAGGTCTATTAATTCAGAACCCACCATTTCAACTAAACATTGAGCGCCTAGTATCTTTTCATCTATTCTTTTTAAAGGGTGTTCTTTTCCGTTAATCTTTTTCATTGCATGAAATTTTTTTGCGATTGATAAGTTTATCAGTTTTTTTTCTAAGTTGGTATAACCATGCCATTCTCTTATTTGTTTTTCAGATCTACCACAACCCTTACAAATTATATCTCCCCAGGTGGTGCTACACCTGCCTATACATGGACTATCTGCTAAAGATGTTTTTTCTAAATTATTCATCTCGCTACTTTAGGTAACAAGAAAAATATACTATAAGTAAAAAATTAAGTCAAAAAAATAGGGGTCCAAAAAGGACCCCTAAACATCGATTAAATCGACTAGGTGTTACGCACCTTTAGAACCAAACACACATCTTGGATTTGAGAATCCAAATGAGTATCTCTCTCTAGCTTTGAATCTGACGTTGCCAGTATCAAAGTCACCTTCCATAGAAGTTTGGAGAGGAGATCTCTCATAGTGTTTGAAACCATCAGGAACATCTGATAATACAAAGAATGCGTCTGGGTCTGTTAAGAAATGGTTAACAACGTAACCTTCTGGAATAGATCCCATGTTATTGATAGCATTAATATCATTATCTGAAGTTCCAACCCTTCCTGGAGATTGTAACAATCTATCAGCCACAAACTGTAACTGAGGTGGTACAACCAACTTTCTAGGTTGAAGTGCGACAATAAGACCTCTGTCATCTACAAATGTTGAAATCTTAATGATTGCATCTTCTAAAGATGTTTCATTTAAGTCAGCATCTGTTGATGGCTCATTGGCAAATGTTCCGCCACCTGTTAATGGGTGTGCAGTTGAGCAAAGCTCTACGCCATCACCACCAGGGAAACTGGAACTGAAAGCATTGTTAAGAACATTTGCTGCTTTTACTTGCTTAGTATGAGACATAGATCTTGCAAGTGCTTTTGTATATCTAGCACCTAATCTGTCATACAGGTTATCTTCGATTGCTTCCTCTGAAAGTGCGAAAGCTAAAGCGACTGTTTCGTGTGAGTAACGAGCAGTAAATCCTTCAGAAGCGTTGTCAAATGAGACACCTTCTCCTTCAGGTTTAACTGGTGCATTACCAAAACCAACAATCATTACTTCTTCTTCAAACGCTCTATCTGATGAAACAGTTTCAAAGATTTCTGCATGCTCATTTTCGTACCTGTTATATTCCTGCCCAAAAAGTGCAGCTAATCCAGGTTCGAGTTCTTTTGCTAATTGCGCTCTATTTATAGCCATGACTTATACACCTCCTGCTAACTGATCATAAGCATGTTCGTTAATCTTAACAATCATGTTGACGTTAGCTGAACCTAATTCATTGTTTTCTGAATCTTTTGAAACACCAACTAATCTGTAGTTAGCTGTTCCTGAACCAGATGAAGAAGCAATTTCTGCTTTTGATTGGCCACTAACTGTTGATCCTGCTGTGTAAGCAATATCTACGTTAGCACCAATGTCTGTTCTAGCTAAAGAACCAGTACACTGAACTTCGTATAGGTTATTAGGGTTATCCTCAACAAAGGCTACTATATCTCCTGTTGCTGTTTTAGCAGCAGGGAAATGGGCGGAATAGACAACTTCTTTGCTATTCGCATCGACATATTGGCATCCTCTAAAGATTCCTAGTATTTTAACGTCACCTGCGGCATCAGCTACGTCTATGAAACCGCCTGTTAACATTTTTACTGGGTCTCCTGAGAAGATCCCTTGGGTTGAGCCAGATTCAATATTGTATTCGTTAACTCTATGGTTGTTTACACCAGACAAGTTACCTACTAGCTTAAACCCAAATGGTTTATCTTGGTTTGCCATTTTTATTAAATCCTTGTTTTCACAAGGCTCCTATATTAAAAAATTAAATAACGGAAAAAAGAACCTACTCTTTTCCGAATGTGACCCTTGTTTTTAACTCTCTAGTTATAGGCATTGCAGGGTTTTCCTCACGCATAAGGTCATTCTCAATAGCTCTCATTTGGTTGTCGGTCATATTTTTATAATAATTTCTTCTTTGCTCTAAGATTTTATTATCTATTTCACAAAGAATTAAACCGCCAACACCGATTACTCCTGAGTGACGACCTTCATCGACTACAGGTAAACCATGGCCATTTGGAAAAGATTCTGCCGTTACGGGTTTAAAACCCTCGTTAAATCTTTTTGATATATTAGTTTTGTCTGGTTGACCTAATATATCGGATCTAATCCATCTAAAAGTTTTTCCAGGAGGTGGGTCTATTGAAATATCCAGCGCTGCTGGTGGTTTCCAAACTTGATCACGTTCCTCGAACTTTCTGTTTTCTACTTCTCTAGTAGATCTCGATTGTTTTAAATCTTTATCGCTCATGATTTTTGTAACCTCGCTTTTTGTATTGCGTAATCTTTAAATGACACTCCAAGTTTCTTAGCTAGTTGCTGTTCGCTCGGTGTCAATTCGATACGATTTTTTTTGCGTCCTGTCGATGTGTTGCGTGATGGTGAAGCAACTGTCTGGACGGGTTTGTTTGCTTCCACGTTATTAAACTTATTAGGGAGTTCTTCCCTTAATCTTCTATCTATCTCATGATAATATTCATCACTCTCGGTGTCAAAGCCTTTCTGCACCAAATCTGCATGAATAGTATAAGCAACATTAGTTGCTACAGGGTCTTTATTAAACCAACTATCATTTTTTGCTGCCCAATCTTGAGCTTTAGCAGATGGTTCATTGAACTCTTGAACCTGTTGTGGTTGATAATTCTGTAAATTTTGATCAGGGTTAGCTTCATAGTATTGTTGATACTGAGCTAGACTTTGCTTGTATTGATCTATTCTAGACTTATCAGCACTTGCTAATGTTAAAGCCTCAGTAGCTTTCGCTACAGCATCGCTATCACCAGCTTCGGTGGCTTGTTTTAAAGCCTGTTTAGCTAAAGTAATTTGACTATCTATTCTAGCAGAAGCCTCCTCACTATAGTTGTTAGCGAAACTTTGCTGATGGTTAGTAAGCTGTTCGTTTTGTTGCTTTAACTCTTTAGCATATTGCAAAGCCATAAGTTCTCTTCTTTGATATTCTTTGGCTTGAGCAACAGCTTTGTTAATTCTATTCTGAGCATAAGCTGCTCTTCTTTCAACCTCAGAAAGATCTTTTGATTCATGCTCTACTTTTTTAGAGACATCAAAGTCTTCCTGAACTTCATCTTCAGTGACAGGTGTAACATTTTCATCAATGCCAACCTCAACGCTTGAGTCTGAGATTTCCTCTTCAACTCTTTTATTTTCAGGCAAAGCTGCTTTTTCTATCTTTTCTTCAGATATATCAACATCTATTACCTTTTCTGCTTCTTGCGACATATTTTCCTCACAAAGTTTTAATATCATCAGGATTTAAAATTTTTCCGATGATTTCATCGTCATTTATAATCCTTACTTCATGATCATCTTCCAATAGGAATCTGGCACCCGAATATTTGCCGATTAGTACCCAATCCCCTTTTTTACACCAAGCGCTACCACCAAATCTATTTTTGTCTTTATAGGCTAATGGTCCTGTTTTTAAAACATAACAAACCATAGTCCCATGAGACTCCCTATCTAAGGTGGATTTTATTAATTGAATACCGCCATCGGTTGTGCTTTTACCTTGATAGGGCAAAACCAAAACACGCCAACCTGTAGGGTCGGGCATTCTATCAATTAATGATTTTTTAAGTAAAGTTGGGTCTAGAACTCTTTGGTCTTCCTCAACGAAAGCCATGTCTAGTTCAGACCTTTCTTCTTGTTGTTCTTGTTTTTCTTTTGGTTGACTCTGCTCTTGAGGTTTTTGATTCTTTAATCTTTCTTCAAATCTTTTGATGGAACTATCAGTATCTGAACTAACAGTTTTTTTACTCTCTATATTTTCTTTTGCGATTTCACTCATCGATGTCATATCTTTGCAGAGTTTCTTTTAAATCTTGTTCTAAGGATCTTAACTCTGATAAAGCCCCAATAGAATATTTGTATTCTTCCATGGATTTTACATTGCCAGAAGATATGCTGTCAACAATCTGAGACTCTCTTTGCCTAATAATTTTTAAAACATATTCGGCTAATTTTATGCCGTCCATTTAAACTCTCCTAAAAAATTAACGTCTTACCTACCAAAAGGTCCTCTACCCATACCTGGCATACCAGACATAGAACCTATTGGTCCTAAGTCTTGAACAGGCAATGGTAGAGATACTGGTGGTCTTGGTCTGATAGGTTTTACATCACCTATAATAGGTTTTACATCACCTATAATTTGATTTATTGGACTAGGCATTTTACCAGGCATTATTGGTGCTGGTGGCACAGGCATTGTTCTTGCAGGTGGTAATGGCATAAATGGTGATCTCTTCGGTGCTGGTCCAACAATACCCATCGGTCCTTCTCTGCCACTAAAATCTGGAACAGGGAATGGTACTTGATCTATATTTATTACTCCAGGCAATACAGGATTTAAGTCTCCTGGCTGCACCCCTGGTATTGATGGCACTTCAACTGGACCTCTAAAAGGATCGTTTAGTATTGGTGCTGGTGGCACTTCTACTGGTGGCATTGGCATAGGTTTATCTATTGGTTGTGGCTCTTGCAATACGGGCATAGGTGGTCCTAATGGTGAGGCATCTACTGATATTCTAGGATCATTTATCGCACCACCAACTGGCATTCCA